GTGCGGAGCAAGCCCACGCAACCCCCGAGGCCCAGCGGTGGCAGGGCTGGGGAACCGCGCTCAAGCCCGCGCACGAGCCTATCGTCGTGGCCCGGAAGCCGCTTGTCGGGACCGTGGCGGCGAACGTCTTGGCGCACGGGACCGGGGCGTTGAACATCGACGGGTGCAGGGTTCAGCATGCTTCGGAGGATGATTTGCTTACCTCGCAAGCAAAAAACCCGGGGCGGTCCGATATGGTTTCGTCTCAGGTTTACGGTCGCGGACGACCCCAGCAAAGCGTTAATAGTTCAGGCCGCTGGCCCGCGAACCTGATCCACGACGGGAGCGAGGAGGTCGTGGGGATGTTTCCGGACCTTCACGGCCATGGATCTGTGAAGAAAAAAGACACCCATGGATGGTTTGGTGGATTAGAAGGCGAACGGCTTGTGACAGGAGGAGATTCCGGCTCCGCGGCCCGTTTCTTCTACAGCGCGAAGGCCAGCAAGCGGGACCGGGACGAGGGGCTTGATGCGATGCAGTCCGGCGAGCTTCGGCGCGTCAACAGCGGTGGGCTAGAACACGATCCGAGATGGGCACCGATCGTCCGAAAGAACATCCATCCCACCGTCAAGCCCACGGACCTGATGCGCTACTTGTGCAGGCTGGTAACGCCGCCGGGTGGCTTGGTCCTTGACCCGTTCACGGGGTCCGGCTCCACGGGCAAGGGGGCGGTCCTCGAGGGCTTCCGATTCCTCGGGATCGAGCTCTCGCCGGAATATACCGAGATCGCCCGGGCGCGCATTCGGCATGCCGTGGGTCACGTTGCCCCGGAGCCTGTCACCGAGGCCGAGGTCCCCGACGCTCTGCCCGGGCAACTGAGGCTCTTCGCATGACCGGACAACTCGCCCCGGCCCCGTCGGACTGGTGCTTCTGGGACTTCGTCGCCCTAGCCGTGGTCCTCGCGGGGCATGTCGCGATCCTCGTGACCTTGGCCAGTGGCGGCGGATGCCCCTGATCATTCGGCTCCCGAAGCTCCATCGGGCGCAACTCGAGGTCGCCAAGGACCCCGCTCGATTCCGGGTCTTGGTCTGCGGGCGGCGATGGGGGAAGACCCGTCTAGGTGCGGCCCTCGCGCTCAAGGCCGGGCTCGAGGGCAAGAGGGTATGGTGGGTGGCCCCGACCTACTCGATCTCGGGTATCGCGTGGGAGCAAGTCCGAGCCATGGCCCGACCCCTCGGGGCATCGGCGATTGAGTCGACCCGGACCCTGCGGCTGCCGAGCGGGGGTTTCGTGGCCTTCAAGTCGGCGGACAATCCGGACAACCTGCGAGGCGAGGGTCTCGACTTCCTCGTGATGGACGAGGCCGACTTCGTGGCGCGTCGGGTCTGGGAAGAAGTCTTGCGGCCTGCCCTTGCAGACCGGAAGGGGAAGGCCCTGATCATCTCGACCCCGAACGTCGAAGGCGGATGGTTCCATGAGCTTGTGCAGCGGGGCCAGGGCGAAGACCCCGAGGTCCGGGCATGGCAGTTACCGTCTTGGACAAACCCGCACCTAGACCCCGGCGAGATCGACGCGGCCCGTGGGACCTTGCCCGCGATCGTCTTCCGTCGGGAGTTCGGGGCCGAGTTCGTGTCCGCGGCCGGGGCCCTGCTCAGGCGGGAATGGGTCAAGGTCGGTGAGCCCCCGGCCCGGGATGAGCTCGAGGTCTCGGTCGGGGTGGACTTGGCAATCTCGACGAAGGACGGGGCGGACTGGACCGCGGCCGTCGCCCTCGGGCGGGATCGGAAGGGCGAGCTATGGGTCCTCGACGTGGCCCGGGTCCGGGCTCCGTTTCATGCGGTCCTCGAGTTCATCAAGGCGATGTCGGCGAAGTGGAACCCCCAGGTCATCGCGGTAGAACAGATCCAATACCAGGCGGCCGTGGTCACCGAGCTTCTGCGGACGACGAATCTACCCGTCGTCGGGGTCCGGCCCGACAAGGACAAGGTCACGCGGTTTACGGGCATCCAAGCCCGGTTTGAGCAAGGGATGGTCTGGTTGTCCCCGGACCTGCCGGGCGAGTTCTCGAGAGAGCTTCTGGGGTTCCCTGTTGCGGACCACGACGACATGGTTGATGCCCTTGTATACGCTCATCGCGGCCTCGGGTCCGCGGATCTGGGGATGTCCTGAGAATCTTTCTAGGAATCTTTCGCAAACCCCTTGCAAGTTACCAGAAACCTGCTACTATAAATCTATCGGCACCGCGCCGCAGTTCCCCAGAAAGAAGGAAAGAAAATGCTCGGATTCACCAAGGTCGCGTTCAAGACGGTTCGCGAGGACGGCGTTGTTTCGTTTTGGATGGACTCGAACAAGGCGGCGGATTGGGTCATTAACTACGGACCTGAACTGATCGACTTTGCGAAGGTCCGGACGGTCTGGGTCAATAGCGAAGACGAGCTTCTCGACCTCGAGTAAAAATCACTCAGGCCCCCCCTAACCGGGGGGCCAAATCATCGGAAGGAGAGATGATGGACGCAACAACCCAGACCCCCCGAGCCCGCCTGTCAGGCCGGGGCAAGAAGGCCGGAAGAATCAATGCCATGCTCAGGATTCGTCCCGAGGCGTGGCAGGCGATCAAGGACAAGGCCGAGGCCGCGGGCCTGTCGACCGGGGAACTTCTCGAGAGGGTCTTCCTGTCCCCGTCTTGAACGGGGCCGGATGCCCGGGGTACCCTTGACTCATGGGCATCCTCGATCGATGGAACGCGGCGGTCAAGGCGTGGAGGCTCGGAGCGGCGACGGTGACCACCGACGCGGGCTTCGGGTCCTTCACCTTTGGGGATGAGCGACGCGGCCTCGCGGCGTCCAAGGTCGTCGAGCTTAGCACCGCGGTATATTCCGCGACGGACCTGCGGTCCTCGGCCTTGTCCGCAATCCCCGTCCGGATCATGGATTACTCGGGTGAGCACGGCGAAGAAGTCTTCTCAGGATCGGCCTATGACCTCTTCGCCAAGGTCAATCCGCATTGGACCCTTGGGCGGCTTCTCGAGGCCGTCGAGGTCAGCATGTGCACCTACGGCGAGGCCTTCCTTGTCGTCGAGAAGGACGGCCGGGGGGTTCCCATCGAACTCTGGTTTGCCAACGCGGCCAAGATGCGGGTCCTGCCGCATCCGACGGAATACATCGCGGGCTTCCTCTACAAGTCCGAGAACAAGGAAGTCCGACTCGATCCGGATGACGTGGTCTGGATTCACGGTATCCCCGACCCGGCGAACGAGTTCCGATGCCTGTCCCCGCTCGAGGCGGCCCGGCTGTCGGTGGAATCGAATCTCGATGCCCTCGAGTCGAACCGCAACATCTTCCGGAACGGGATGAACCCAGGCGGGATCATGTACCCGGCCGAGCAGGGCGTGGCCTTGACCAAGGAACAACGGATGTCCATCGAGGAACAGTTGAACTTGCGGCTCAAGGGCAAGGACCGGGCGCACCGCCTCGCGGTCTTCTCGCACGCGATGAAGATCGAGACCCCGGCCTTGTCGCCCTCGGACGCCCAGTTCATGGAACTCCTGAACTGGACCCTTGGTGACGTGGCCCGGGCCTACAAGATCCCCCCGACCAAGTTGCAGGACTTCAGCCGGGCGACTTACAGCAACGTGAGCGAGGCAGACAAGGCCTTCTACACCGACTGCGTCATCCCCGAGGCCCGCAGGATCGCCGGGGCGTTGAATGAGCAGTTGATGCCGATGTTCGGTCCTAACCTTGTCCTCGAGTTCGACTTCAGCAAAATCCCCGCGATGCAGGAAGACCAGACCGAGATCACGGATCAAATGGTCAAGCTCCATGCGATGGGCGTTCCGCTCAACAAGTTGCTTGAGGTCTACCGTCCTGACCTGCTTCCCGCGGGCGGCGAGGGCTATGCCTGGGGCGATGAACCTCCCCTTGCCCCGGGGATCTTCCCGGTGCCGCAGGCCGAGCAACTCGAGCCCCCGGCCCCGGCCCCTGAACTGCGGGTCCTGCGGGGAAAAGTCTAGACCCTCGGGGGCGGGTCTCCGTCCTCGGGGGGATCGACGAGGTCCCGGCCTACGGGTCCGTCCTTCATCGTGCGGCGATGACGGCCCGGGACCGGGCGGTCCGTCCGTTCGAGCGGTCGATGACCGCAGCGGTCAGGGATGTTCAAGAAGGGCTCATCGCGCATTACTCGGCCAAGATCCGGGGGACCACAAAGGCCGATGCCGGGGACCTGGACCTAGACGAGGACGACGAGAACCGGGACTTCATCGCCGACGCCTACCGGACGACGTTCCCGGTGATCGACCGGGCCTTCGCCGCGGGGGGGCGGTCCGGTCTGCTCAAGGCCCGAGTCGGGATCTCGTTCGACGTGCGGAACCCGCAGGCCGAACGGTGGCTCCGCAGGCGCGAACAACGCTTCGTCGAGCAGGTCGCGGACTCGGCCTGGCGGGAACTCAAGACCAAGCTATCCCGGGCGATGGAAGCCGGGACTAGCATTGATAACCTCGTCGAGATCGTTCAGGACCTCCCGGCCTTCCGGCCAGAGCGGGCCGAGATGATCGCTCGGACCGAGGTCATCGGGGCCTATAACGGCGGGCTCGAGGAAGGCTTCCGGCAGTCGGGCAACGTGCAGGCGAAGGTCTGGCTCGCGGCCCTCGATGACCGGACCCGCGAAACCCACGCGATCCTCCATGATCAGCGGGTGCCGATCGGCGAGAACTTCGTCTCGGTGTCCGGGGCTTCCGGCCCGGCCACCGGGCAAC